ATCAGATATGGGGTATCCAATCCCGGAAAAGATGCACCAGTTGAATCCGATAATCTAACCGTGCTTTATACTTGCGTTAAAATCCTGAGTGATAATTTCAGCAGGGTTCCGTTGATAATAAAGGACGGTTCAGGGAAGATAATTGTACACGAGGCCAGTGACCTTTGGAATAGCCAACCTAACGGATGGATGAACCCACAGACCATGAGGTCAACATCTGAATGGGACCGGAATATCTTTGGTAACTCCTTCTTAGAGATTACCAAGAACGGACTGGAATACATTTCAGCACAAGAGTTCTCAGATTATGAGATATCTAAAGGAAAGCTGAAATATAAACTTAACCCTATTAGCGATCCGCGAATCAAGGATCGTAGAGTTACTAGGGAGTTAGATTCCTCCAAGTTGCTCCACTTTAAGGGAGTTAGTAATAACGGTGTGTTTGGGTTATCGCCATTGAGCGCGGCCCACAGCACCCACCAGTTAATGCAGAACGCTACGCGGACAGTGAGTTCTTTTTATAAGAACAATGCGATGAGCACACACGCCATAGAGCGTACAGTCCCTGCCGGCAGCAGCTATCAAAACGTAATCGCAGACAAGAAAATGTTCAAGGATGAATATGCTGGAGCAGACAACGCCGGTGATACGATCCATTTAAACCTTGGTGAAAAGATAATTCCATTGACCGTGAAATTCGCAGATCAGGAACTGCTGCAAACCATGGTGTTTACAAGGGATACAATTTCCTCCCTGTATCAAATACCAAACTGGATGCTTAGTGACAACGACAGCGCACAAGATGTAGAGCAACAGACAGCAGTATTCGTATCAGGTGCGATGGCTAACATAGCCAATGTATACGCTTCCGAGATAGCTTTTAAACTGCTTTCAAAAGAGGAAAGAGCCAAGGGATTCAAGATTGAATTTGATTTGGATGTACTCAAAGAGGCTACGTTCGGTGATAAGATTGTAGCCCTAAAGGATGCAGTTAACAACGGACTTATGACTCCTGACCAAGCTAATAAGCGATTAGGGTTTGGAGGCGTTCCTGGAGAGTTTGGTCAATATCACTTTACTCAAGCACAAATGATTCCTATTGAAAGATATATGGAGTTCAATCCTTTGTTGAAAAACTCCCCAAATGTGGATAAAGCACTAACCGATAACCAATATAAAAATGAGTAGAATAATTGTAAGGCAAGAAAACGAAGCCAACGTGCTTGAGTTTTACGCTTCTGTATTCAACTCCAAATCAAAAACCATTACCGAGAACGGGAAAACTTTCAGGGAAGTGATTCTGCCCGATGCTTACTCAGGTGCCGACACCTCGAATACGCTGGCTACACTCTTCCATGATAAGAATAAAATTATAGGACGTTCCCGTTCTGGTACCCTTACACTCGAAGCAGATGATTATGGCTTAAAGGCCATTGTGAATATGGGTACGACCCAGCTTCATAAAGACACCATCGAGCAAGTTGTACGAGGGGATTTAGATGAATGCTCCTTTATAGGAGTGGTTTCAGATTGGAGTGAGAATTATGAGGGTGGAGAACTTATCAGATACATTAAATCAGTAGATGTTCTACGCGATGTATCTATCGTTTCAGAAGGCGCATACGCAGGAACTAACATAGTAATTAGAGAATTTATGGACAAACCAATTGAAAAGGACGAAGCTCGCGAAAAAGAAGTGGAAGCCGAAAAAGTGAATGAAGAAGCTCCCATTGAGGAGACTGAAAAAACCCCTGAAAAAGAGGAAGTTGAAGCCCCAAAAGAGGAAGAAGTTGAGCGTGAGGACGAGGATAAAGAGGTTGAAGATACCCCTGAGGACAAACCCAAAGCAGATGAACCCGAAGTAGAGGTTGAAAAAGAAGAAGTTAAACGTAGTATTAATACCAAACAAAAACCGAGAATGAATAATTTTGAATTGATTCGTGAAGCTGCCAAAGGTAACGGCGGTTCCGTACTGATTACCCGTGCTGCCGTAGACGGCGACACAACTGCAATGGCTAAATTAATCCCTACTGGAGTAGGTAAATTGAGCGTAATAGGTAGTGTTCCTATCTGGCAAAAGATGGGCGTTGATTATAATCCTAACGCCAAGGGAATGTATATCCTTCCTTTCCAGGATCCTATCATAGGCGAGAAGTTAGCTGAGCTTGCACCTGCAACTGGTGATGTAGTTACCCCTGATGGTAACGTTATCAAAGCTAATCGCTTTACCGTGCAGAAAAAAGTAACCCTTGAGACCATTGCAAACGCTGATGACGCTTATATGGCCGACTTGATTGCTGAGATGGAAAAAGGTTGTGACCGTAAGATTTCTGCCGAGGTTTATGCTAAAGTATTAGCTGGAGCCACTGAGGTTGCTGGCGGTGCTATCACTAAGCCCGGATTTGACCTGTTACAGGCAGGTGCAGAGATCGAAGGCGAAGGTTCTTACTTGGGTTCTCGTAAGACTTTCTTTGAAGCTAAAGGAGTTGCAGTGGACGCAGGTTCAGGCGTATTCCTTACAAGTTTAGTAGAGGCTGACAAAGGTGCTACTTACGAAGGATCTCCTTTCTTCTACAGCCCATTGTTCGAGGATGGGGTCAAGCAAAAGTATGTTGCTTATGGCGACCTTTCCTACATTCACATTGCCGACTACGGTATGAGCGAAGTGATTATAGACAAGGTAACCTTGGCTGGAAAAGGTCAAATCGTTTTGACAGTAAACAAGCTGGCTGATGTTGCCTTACTTAATCCTAATGCGTTCGCTAAGAGCCCAGACTTGGACGCTGCTGTCTAAGCACCTTTATATCTATATATATAATTGCCGAACAGGGAGACGTAGTGAATATTCTCCCTGTTCACTTTGCCATACGGTACCTAAAACCTAACCCACATGCTGACAAACAAAACAATAAGCAACTATCACGTTACAGTCAATGAAGTTAAGAAGCAGTTGAATATTGACACTTCTTATACGGATGATGATAGCTACATACAAGCCCTTATAGAGGCTGCATCGGATTACATCTCCGGTGAAATTAACGCAGATGTGGAGGTGACCACGAACAACATAACCATTTCAGATTGCAACGATTATTTAATGATAAGCGATGCACCCCTGATTGAAGTCATTGAGGTTAAGCTAAACGATATTCCCGTTGTAAATTATAAAGTCATACGGAGCTGGACAGGATTTTACCTAACGCTTCCCGAAGGTGGAAACTTGGATATGACTTTTACCACCGGTTATGCAGAGCTCCCTGCCGGTTTAAGACAATCCATTATAATCAAAGCAGCCGGACTGTACGACCCTGAGAGGTCAGAGATTGTAGTGGGTGCATCCATCGTAAACACAGGCGTTATCAAATCACTGGTCAGAAAATATGTAAGGAGGTACTGGTAATGAGAGCTGGAGGTATGAGGCATACGATTGAGGTTTGGTCCAAGACTAGCTCACGTAACGAATATGGGGAACTGGGGGAAACCTGGTCGAATCAAAAATCAACCAAGGCCCAGATAGTTAAGCAAGGAGGGGCTACTGGAATTAATAATTCTGAGGTGTTTAGCTCCACTACTATAAGGGTAGAAGTTTGGAACCATCACAATATTACTGAAGTCAACCGCATAAAGTGGAAAGGGCAGATGTACAGCATTGATTTTATTGAGCCTTCCTACGATGATTTAAAACAAGTTCTCAGGTGCAATAAGATAAACGAATAGCATGGAGCCAAAAATAGAAATACTTGATCTGAATAAGGTCAATGCAATATTTGATGAACTCCTACTGACCAAACAAGAAGGCAATGCCGTAAAGAGAGCCACCCTAAACGATACCATGAAGCCTATCGTAGGTATGGCCAGGCAAAATCTCGAATCTTCCGGGAACAGTAAAACAGGTTCTTTGAAACGGAGCCTTGGTACAGTTGCAAAGGTACGCGATAATATGGTATACGCGGCGGTAGGTTCAAGGAAGGTAAAGCAATTACACTTTATTAATTCGGGAACGGTAGATAGAACATCCCGTGGAACAAATAGGGGAAAGATAGCAGGTACCGAGTTCTTTGACAAAGCGGTGCTTAGTCACATCGGATCCATACCGGATTTACTACAAGCTTCCTTCGACCGTAGGATGCAGATATTCATGGAGAAAAAATACTAACATGTTAAATATAGGATTAGCAATCAACCACTTGCTGAAAAGTAACGTGGAAATAGCATCTAAAGTTGGGCAAAACATATACCCTTTGGGTGTTCCCAACGTGGATGAGACAGGAGCCAATGTAGAGTATCCACTTATCATTTATGGTAGGTCGGGCATAACCCCTTCATACTGTAAAACAGAATGTGCGAAGGATGCTGTAACCGTAACGGTGGACATTTGGGCAAAAAGTTACAAGCAGGTCATTGAACTTGCAACAGCCGTGAGGCAAACATTAGATAGAGTACGTGGTGAATTTGCAGGTGTAAGAATACAGACATCGACAATGACATCAGCAAGTGAAGCTTTCGACCTTCCCGGTTACTACGGGCAGATTTTAATATTCGAGTTTAAATAACCCTTTAATAAAAATAAACATTATGGCTTTCAGAGATGAAGTAGTAGACGGAACAAATATGATTTTGAGTGTAGGTGGTACAGCCCTTGGTTGCTCCTCCAGTTGCTCCGTAGAAATTAATAGAAACACACGCGACACAGGTAATAAGGATTCCGGTATATGGGACACCTTCGCTGCCGGTAACATGAACTGGGCAATGAGTTCAGAGAACTTTGTAAACTTTGCAGGATTAAATGGATTCTCCGAGATGTACGATGCTCAGGAAGCAGGGTCACCCGTTACAGTTAGTTGTGTATATGACGAAGACGGTTTAGGAGTAAATTCTTTCACTTTAAGTGGTGATGCTATTATCACCAATCTTCCCATCAGTGCACCAAAAGGTGACAATATAAGCTTCTCCATTAGCTTCCAAGGCACAGGTAAACTGACCAAGACAGTAGTAAAAGGAGCATAATAAACCCAACCAAAGCCTTCTCTCTTACGGGGGAGGGCTTTTCTTATATGTAGATCTGATGAAAAAATTACAATTAAAATTTGACGGCAAAAAATACGAGATACGGGAGGCTCTTGAACCTCTTTTATTATTAGAAAAAGAATACGGTAACCTTGCAGATGTACCGGAAACATTAGAAGCTCAGTTGAAATATTTCTACTACCTGATGGTAGGATGCAATGATGAGTTTGACTATTCCTTCGAAAAGTTTGTCAAGCTACTCCCCTACCAAAAAGGGTTGTTAGAAGATTTAAAAAATTTCACTGAAAAAAAGTAGATGCCCACGACGACATTAAAGGCGATGATGGAAAAGAAAGTCCGTCAATAGCGGATACTGTCAGCATGTTAACTGTGACAGTTGGATTGGATAGGAAAGAAGTACTCCGTGAAATGGATTCATCTGACATTGAAGCAGCCTTAAAAAACTATGAGCTGTCGCAACGGGCGGGATGGGAACAAACAAGGATGGTAGCCTATATCACCGCTGCTCCACACATGAAAAAACAAACCAGTATCACATCGTTTATGCCGTTGCCGTGGGATAAAAATACTAAAGCACACAAGCTTATTGCTCCTCCCACACGAGAGGATTTTGAAAGATTAAAACAACGATTTAAACTAAGATAACTATGGCCAAAGGATTTAATATTCGTGCGTGGCTTGGACTGGATACCAAAGATTACGAGAAAAACATATCCAAGGCCAAGAGACAGACAACACAATTCACAAAAGGTTTAAAAACCTCCATGCAAGGTGCAGCCGGTGCATCTAAAGGATTCCTTGATAAAATGACTGGAGGTGCTATATCCGGTTTCCAAGGAATGTTCCAAGGAATACAGACGGCAACCAAAGGCATGAAAGGATTTAAACTGGCTATGGCTGCTTCTGGTATTGGTCTTTTGGTTACCATTTTAGCTTCCCTTGTAACCTACTTTACCCAATCTGCTGAAGGCCAGAAAAAGCTCAACGTAGTGATGGGTGCTTTCAAAGGTATTGCAGGTGCCGTCGGCAGTATGTTAAGTGGCTTGGGTGAAACGTTTTCAAAGGTTTTCAATGATCCTAAAAAGGCGGTATCAGACCTTTGGGAGATAATTAAAACTAACCTTATAAATAGAC